CAGATCAGATTAACCAGAAGTGGTGTAACAAACGCTACTGCTGCTTATGATGCTACATGTTTAATCAACGGTTTCTACGATGCAGCTGCTGCTCTTGACGAAAAAGGAGTAAGCTCTGATGGTAGAGTTGCTGTGTTGAACCCAAGACAGTACTACGAACTAATCCAGAACGTTGAGTCAAACTCTCTAATCAATAGAGATTCTCAAGGTACTGCATTACAGTCCGGACAAGGCATCATTGAGATTGCAGGCATCAAGATCTACAAGTCAATGAACATACCTTTCTTCGGAAACTATGGTACTAAGTATGGTTCTGCGTCAGCTACTAACCCCGGTGTAACAAGCCCCGGAAACGTAGGTTCATTCATTGGCGACGACACAACCGCTAACGGAATGGAAGATGCTAGATCTAACCAAACTGGTATCGAAAACAACTACGGTAACCACTCTGACTTTGAGAACAGCTGCGGACTTATCTTCCAAAGAGAAGCTGCTGGTGTTGTAGAAGCTATCGGACCACAGGTTCAGATAACAAGTGGAGACATCTCAGTTGTTTACCAAGGTGACGTAATCCTTGGACGTTTAGCAATGGGTGCAGACTTCCTAAACCCTGCTGCTTGTGTTGAGTTACTTGCTGGAGCAGATGCTGGTTCTACTGGCAACGCTGCGTTCGGTGACAACTACCCAACTAACGCTTAATTTTTATTTTTTATACGGGGACTTCGTGTCCCCCTTTTTTTATGGCTTCCACAACTATTGACCTCGATACCGAACTATCCGCAGTTAACTCAATACTGGGAGCAATCGGGCAATCACCAATAACACAACTTAAGGACCCTACTACAGGGGCAATCACAAACGCTAACCCAGAAATACAATTTATATATAATCTACTTAAAGATGCTAACGTAGACGTACAGGCAGAAGGTTGGCATTTTAATAAAGAAAAACATGTACGCTACACACCTGATTCTGTAACTGGTAAAATAGCTATAGGAGCAGACATACTACAACTCGATGTAACTGATGGATGGAAAGACAGACACTATGATGTCGTTAGAAGGAGTGGTTTTCTTTATGATAAGTTTGACCATACTGACGATTTCTCTGACATAAGTGAGATCTATTTAGATGTTGTCAGATTATACAACTTCGATGACTTACCACCTGTGTTCAGAAGATTTATTACTTACAGAGCATCAAGGCAGGCAGCTGTACAGTTAGTATCTAATCCCGGATTAGTACAATTACTAGGAGTACAAGAACAACAAGCACGAGCTGCACTTATGGAATACGAATGTAATCAGGGCAACCATACTATGTTTGGATTACCAGAAGATACTGCATACACAGCTTACGAACCATGGAGGAACTTAGTTAGATAATGTCAAATATTAGACAAACTGTACCGGCTTACTCAGCGGGTATATCAGAACAGCCAGACCACTTAAAATTTCCCGGACAAGTTAAGGACTGTATAAATGCTGTACCAGACGTAACCAAAGGTTTGTTTAAAAGACCGGGTGCTAGACGTGTAGGTACAACTAAACTACCTAACGTACAAAGTGGTGGCTCATGGTTTCACTACTACAGAGATGAAACAGAAGGATCTTATATAGGTCAAGTAGCAGCTGATGGTCAGGTACGTGTATGGCGTTGTAGTGATGGACAACAAATGACCACAGCTTATGGTACTGGTGGGCAGACAGCTATACAAAACTACCTAGCTACAAGCACACCAGAAAACTTACAATTCTTAACAATTAATGATACTACATTTGTGAGCAGTAGAGATACAACTAACGCTAATACATTAGTAACTGCTACTGGTACAACAGATGCTAGACCAGAAGCTCATTGTGCTTTTGTTGAACTAACCAGAACAGAAAATGGTAGACAGTATGCTGTAAACATTTATGACGATAGCTCTACAGGCAACTTAACAACAGTTAACAGAGCTACACGTGTCAAAATTACAGCTAATACTTTTAGTGAAGCAGACGGTACAGGATCATGCCCCGGTATTGGTACAGAAGTATTTAGTGTATCTAAACCGGGAGGTGATGGATCTGGTATAGGATCTGGTAATGGTAAAAACTTAACATTCAGACTTACAGCTTTAGGTCAACAGGGTATTAGCCCTAACTATAGTGCTGCTAACGAAGGTCCGGGCGGAAGTAACTACAGATGTAGCTACAGTCTTGAGATCGTATTACTACATGGTGGAGAAGGTTGGACTACAGGAGAAACTGTAACAATCAGTCCTTCATTTGCAAGTACTGCTGCCTCTGGTGGTGGTCAAGCTACCATGACAGTTAGAATAGAAGACCATGAATCTACACAGGTAAAAGCTACTGTAGCAACTAACCACGATGGACTTATACGACCCGCCCCTACACCTTTTGATGCTGACACAGCTGTCACAGCAGAAGCTATATTAGGTGGTATGACAGAAAATTTACCATCAGGTATAACTGCTAAAATTATAGGTACTGGTGTATACTATTCTAGTGCTAATCCTTTTACTATAGAGGTATTAGAAGATGACATTATGCGAGTCTTTCAGAAGTCTGTTAATGATGTATCCCGACTGCCTGCTCAGTGTAGACATGGTTATATAGTCAAAGTATCAAATGCTAGAATATCTGATGAGGATGATTACTACCTCAGATTTGAAGGAGAGAATGATTTAGATGGCTCTGGTTCGTGGGTAGAATGTGCAAAACCGGGTATAACTAAAACCCTAACTAACATGCCGTTGGTTATACAACGTACAGCTACAACTACATTTACTGTAAAACAGTTTACATATGCTGAAAGAGGTGTAGGTGATGATGTAACCAATCCCATGCCTTCTTTTGTAGGTAAACGTATTAACAAGGTAGTCTTTTTTAGAAACAGATTAGCTTTCTTAGCCGGAGAGAACGTAGTATTATGTCGACCCGGAACTCTAGGTCAGCCAGATTTCTTTGCAGAATCTGCACTAGCAGTAGGAGCAGCTGATGCTATAGATATAGCTTGTGCCTCTACATTCCCATCTGATATATTTGATGCTATAGAAGTGAACAGTGGTTTGCTAGTATTTAGTACTAACCAACAATTCTTACTGTCATCAGATGCTGAGATACTTAACCCAGAAACTGCTAAACTACGTAGTGTAGCTACATATAATTATAACAAAGCAATCTCACCAATCTCATTAGGTGTGACTGTTGCATATGTAGATAACTCAGGTAAGTTTAGCCGCTTCAATGAAATGGCTAACGTACGACGAGAAGGAGAGCCTGCTGTTGTAGAACCGAGTAAAATTGTACCTACGTTATTAGCTAAAGACATAGATCTTCTTACAAATTCCAGAGAAAATTCTATGGTGCTTTTTGGTAAGACTAACTCAGATACAGTATTTGGATTTAGATACTTTAACGTAGCTGAAAAACGTCAACAACAAGCATGGTTTAAATGGAAGTTTAACAATCCATTATTATATCATTTTATAATTAATGATGATTACTTCTTTTTAGATACAGATAACTTTTTACAGACTCTTAGCCTTGTACAAGATGATGATGATATTAGCTTAGATCAGGATGGTGTTAATTATCTTTTACATTTAGATAACTATACAACTGTGACTGGTGGTTCATATAACGCATCTACAAACTTAACTACATTTACAGGACAATCTACATGGATACCAGATGTAACTACACCTAATGGTTCGCTTGTAGTTATAGATAAAGATTCTAGTACAGCTAGAATAGGTAGATATGCGTTTGCTACATTAACTGGTAATAGCCCTAATGATGACTTTACATTACCGGGTGACTGGTCAACAGGTACATTTAATATAGGTTACTTGTATGACTATCAGGTAGACTTTCCAACTATATACCCTACACAGGTACAGGGAGACAAGTCTAACTCAGATGTAAATGGTATGCTTGTTTTGCATAGATTACGTGTACACTTTGGAAAAATTGGATTGTATGAAACAACACTAACTAGAGTAGGTAAAGATACATACACCGAAGTATACGAATCTACTGACTTAGATGAGTATGAAGCATCAGATGCACCATTTGTCGAGGAAGTAATACGTACAGTACCTGTTTACGAAAAGAATACAAACGTAGACATTAGAGTCAAATCAACACATCCCGCACCGGCTACATTGAGAGCTATGTCGTGGGAAGGATCATTTACACCCAAATATTATAAGCGTGTCTAATTATATACACCCAATCACAACTAAGGCTGCCTATGAGGTGGCCTCTAATTTACGTCCAGAAGACCGTAGAGAGCTTGAAGAAGGATGGGGGGTAGAACCTATCCGCTACCTTCTTTCGGCTGCTTACACGACCCCCTGCGTGTATTTCACTGCGCCTAGCGGCAAGGCTGCCGGGATGGCCGGAGTTGGACAACGAGGAGACATATGGATGTTGTGTACTCCCGCTATTTATGAAAAACCGATATTGTTTGTAAGAGAGGCGAAACGGTATGTCGATAACCGTCAAGAACCCCTCCTCTGGAACATTGTTGACAAACGAAATACAGCCCACATCAGGCTGTTAAAATTTTTAGGATTCAAGTTTTTACGTCAAGTAATACATGGTCCTAACTACTTACCCTTTATTGAGTTTTGCCGTGTGCGCAGATGCTAATGCCGGAGCTCGCTTTGCAGCGAAGCAGAAATGGCTAGATAAAAATGCTAAATACAGGTCCGAGGGACTTAAGTATTTCAACAGAGAGGCTGGATATAAGAAGTCTTTACAGGACAACGTAATTGGATTCAGTCGAGCTACAAGTGATGCCTACTCGAAAGCAGTATATGCTAGAGGTAGTGCTATGAAACAAACAGAATCATTAATGAAAAACTACTTCCGTAAACAGAAGGTCAACCAAGGCGGTAGAGCTCGAAGTTTTAGAAGAAGTGGAGAGCTGATGAACTTGCTATTTGCTAAGGGTGCTCTGAGAAACAAAGTACGAAATCAGTATGGTCGAAATCAAGCGTTAAATTACCAACGTAACTTACGTAAGAAACAGTCTATGGATGCTAAGAATAGAAAGACACTTGGCTTTACACCAGAGTATGGTGCACCAGTTCTTATGCCGCCTAGTGATAGATTCAGTACATTCCTAAACTTTGGTTTACAGGTTGCCGGTATTGCTGCAACTATATCAACCTCTGACATTAAAGAAAAAGAGAATATAACATATGTAGGTAGCTCACCACAGGGTCACAACATATGGGAGTTTAATTACGTAGGACATAAACAACGCTATCGTGGAGCTATGGCACAAGAGGTTGCTAAGATTAACCCTATGGCTGTAGGTATTCAAGATGGTAGTTTGACTGTAGACTATAGTAAAATTGACGTAGACATGGTGGAGGTATAATGACTACTCTACAAAAACTAATTAATCAAGCTAATGATGCACCACCCAACATTAGCGATACCAACTATCTATCTACAGATGCTACTGTTGGATTAGTAGAAGAGAAAAACAAAGAAATAGATAAATCTATAAAAGATACATCTGAGTTCTTTCAGCAAAGAATAGATAATTATAATGCTTCTCATGACCAGAAGATGAAAAATCTTAATCAGCTGATAGCCTTTATACCTAAAGCTAAACAGATAGTTGATAATAAGATAAACTTTGATAACGACATTAATCGTATCCAGATGATTAAACAAGCCGGTGAAGACTATGAAGCAGATATGCTAGACTCACAGGCTGAACAGTTAAATAATGAATATGCTGTAGGATTAAATGCAGCAGCCGGAGATTTAGAAGCTAACGACGGTCCACAGTTTGCAAAAAACCATGCTCTACACGCATCTATAGATACTGAAGAGCTGAACACTAGACAGATACTGGATCGTTACTCTTTGTTAATGCCTTCATTAATGGCTCAGGCTAAAGGTAGTCTAATATTACCTAACGGATTAGGTTATGGAGATATTGTTAATCCTGATGATATTAATGAATGGTCATTAACAGCACAAGGTTTAGTATTAGGAGAAATTTACCGTAATAATCCTGATATAAAAGATAGGGAAGTTAGAAAGTATTTATTACCTTCTATGCGATCTGCTGAAAAAAACCTGATGGCACAGTGGGCTAACCAACAAAATACTATCTCCATGGACGCCTACAACAAAAACCGTATGATTAAAGTATGGGAGTCCGCAGGCGGATCATCACCTATCGAAGCTAACTTTGGTGATACAGGTTTTATACAGCAAAGAGCTGCATACTTTGAGCAACGTTTTCCCGGTAACGGATTACGATTTGCTAGAGAAGAGTGGGTTGATACTATAGAAGAAGGTATTAAGCAAAAATTTGTATCACAACAGAGTGTTGAAACATTACTCGAAACTCCACTAACATGGAATGATGGTAGCACAATGACCTATGGGAAGAAATTTCCACTTGAAGCTATAAAACTTAGAGGTGCTGTTGCAGAATCACATCTTGCTATGAAACGTGAAGCTGATGAATTAGAAAAAAACACAAAAGAGCTATGGAAGTTTCAGAATATTGAACAGCATGATGGTGTTAAAGATCTTGATTGGGTCAGAGAAACTGCTAGAAGTTGGAGAGAAACCTTTAAAACTACTGAGTATCCAGAAGAACTCAAAACAGCATATACTGTTGGTTACGAAGACGAAGTAGAAAGAGTGAGAAGATTGTCTCACATTGCAAGCACAGGTGGTATAGTTAGTGAGGATGATATAGCTACTATACAAAACCCTACACTAAAAGCAGAGGCTGCTAAACTTGTTAACAGAAGTGGTAATAATGTACCAAAAGAAATCTTAGAAGAAAGTGAAAAGTATCTAAAAGCTCAGATAGCTGAGTATACATTTGAGAATGATCTAAGTAAAGCACAGACTCCTAAGTTTAAAGCGATTGAGCGTAACATGATGCGAGATTATAAGATTGAGTTTGCCAAATTAAAAGGTCAGAACCAATCTGATGAAATGGCACAGCGTGGAGCTGAAGAGTATGTTATCAAGAAGATGCGTACAGGTACAGGTAAAAAAGGAGAAAACGCTTATGATACGTTACCAGTATATAAATATAATAGTACAGCTGCAAGTGATTTAGCTATAGCTAGAACAGCTTATGTAGTTGATAAAGAGTTATTATTTAGTACGGCACCAATAGCTGGTGAAGAAGCTTATTTAGATGCAGCAGAAAAGTATTGGAAGTCAGATTTTAAACGTGGTTCACTACCAGAATATTATCGAGCACTATCTGCTCTAT